GAAATCGTGAGTGATCTTGCCGCATCGTCGGGCTCGTCGCTGGTTGGATTTATTCAAGGTGGCACTAGTGCCGTTGCGCGCACCGCTCAATCCAAAATGCGTGATGAAATTAATGTTCGTGACTTTGGTGCTATGGGCAACGGCACCGACCAGACAGCAGCTATTCAAGCTGCTATCAATTATGCCGGTGTAAACGGTAAAGTCGTGGTGCCGCCGGGTTCGTATTTTTTAAGTGCGACGATTAACTGCCCGATTAATCTTGTGCTAGAAGGCGCTGGACCTAATCAAACTCTTTTTTGGAGAACCGGAAACTACGGCGATACGCTGTATTTTCTTAATTCTGGTTCAGCACAGATTCGAGGAATTTGGTTTTGGCATGGCTTACCTTTTACAGGTCCAGAGTCATCAAATTACCAAACAAATACCAGTGCGACATCTGGCTATCCAGGAGATGGAAAGATCATTTGGGATAATGCCGTCCAGACTGCTGCAACTAATTTGTTGATAGCGGAAAAAGATAACGCAGGTGTCAATAACCAGTATTTAGCTCTGCTTTATCTTGGGCAGGAATTTCTGATTCAAGACAACGCGAATAACAATAACTATCAGAAATGGACTGTAGCTGGCGCTCCGACAAACATTAATCCTGGGTCGCCTACGTCTTATTGGAATGTGCCTGTTACCCTGGCGTTTAGCGGAGGCACGGGAACAACTGGTTTTGCAAATGGTCTTTTGACTAATTTGCAAACTGGCGCATTACCGTTTCGTGTAACAAGTGGGGCGCATATTAACTTTGGCACTGGCCAGGGAGCAACGATTGAGAATTGTTATATTTGGCGAATGCAGTGGGCCATCATACTCAGTTCAGGTTCTCTCTTCACAATCAAAGGATGTTATTTCAGTGGAGTTTGGAACCCGTTCAACACGAATGGGCAAGAGCAGATAAGTTACATCGCCGTAGGTCTTTCCGCCTATGCACAGCTTGTCAACATTTATGATAACTATTTCGGAGGATCTGCCGCTGGTCGCCAAGAAGTTACATGGACTTCTTCAGATACTGGTCCTACTACTATTAATTTCTCAAGTCTTGCAGCTGGTCCGCAGACAGCCATGCTGGTTTATACTTGCGAAGGCTTGTATGTGTCTGGAAACTATTTTGGAGGACAGGTGGCAACAAGTGTCCAATTTTCTCCAAACGGCATAACCACGCAGGTTAGGCTTGTCGGAAATTATTTTGATGGTGCTGGTCGTTATGGAGCGTGTGTGAATATTACGCCACAATCCGATGGCCCACAAGTAACTCAAATGGCGATGGGAGATAACGTATTTAATTCCCAGCTCGTCTGTAAGACTAGCTTTGAAACGGTGAATCCTTTCGGCACGCAGCCTGTGCTGACAAACTTTGCGATAGTTGGGAATAGCTTCTGCAATACTGTCGGGTCTTCGCTCGTGCTGCGAGATGTGCAAGGAGGTTGCATCAGCAATAACGTCATCAGTGGATATAACTGTTATGATGTATCGGCAGGTGGCGACGTTACTTTTGCCAATGCTTTGTTTATCTCCGGCTCGGAAGCTATTACCATAGATGGTAACATTTATGGAGGTGCCGTCAATACTACTGTTCCGGGAGGATTCACGTATAACGGAGCGACAATTAGCACCAGCACAAATGTGGTGGAGAAAAATACCGTTGCTAATGGCCTTGGCGCAAGCGTGAATATTAGTGGACGGCAAGATAAAACTGTCGTAACCACTACCGGCAATTTCAATATGCTTGCGCCACAAGATGTGCTGTTAGTCAATGCAGCAGCACCTGTGAATGTGGCATTGCCTACAAACATCCCGAATGGATATGTCTGTGAGGTCAAAGACATAAGCGGGAACGCTGTAACAAACAACATAACCATTACAAACACGATTGATGGTGTGTTGAACTATGTGCTGTCGTCGAATTATCAATCTGCAAGATTTGTGTATAACGGTGCGTGGTATTCACTAGGAGATGGCCGCGATCTGATTTCGAACTCCGCGACGCAAGGCGTTGGGTTTGGCACGGGTGCGGGTGGCACGGTTACGCAGCTTACGTCGCGCACAACGCCAGTTTCGCTCAATACGATGTCCGGGGCGATCACGCTGTTCTCCGCAGCAGGTTCCGCTACAGCCACTTCGTTCACGGTGAACAATACCCGTGTGGCCGCAGCAGATACCATTATCGTGAACCAAAAGTCTGGCACGGACAAATACGTGGTGTTGGTGACAGCAGTTGCAGCGAACAGCTTCGAAATCACATTCTACACAACTGGTGGAACGACCACAGAACAGCCGGTGTTCAGCTTCTCGGTTATCAAAGGCGCAACAAGCTAATTGTGAGTGAAAATCATGCCCATGCAGCATAATCACACGATGGGAAGCGGACTAGACTTTGTGTTTCAAACTACGGGAGAAAAGGTTGGTGGGCTGGTTTCTGCGGCGATGATTTCTTCTCCGTTATGGTTGCAGGAAGTCAAACCGTATTCTGACATCGCGGCAATTTTTGCCCCAATCCTAGGCTGCACGTATCTGTTGTTGCAGATTGGGTTCAAACTTTGGGATAGAGCGAGAGGTGGAGAATGAAAAAGTGCTGTGACCATAAACGCCCGGATCGGGAAAGTCATATCATGAGCGAGCATTATGATATGAAAAAGTTGATGCGCGCGAAGGCTAATCGTGATGCGATCCCCCCGGATACGCAGCAGAAAGAATTGAAGTCTTTGAAATCTAGCAAACAGCCCGGAGGTAATTGATATGGCTAAAAAGATGTCGATGAAAGAGTGGGAAAAATCCCCGATGGATAAGAAAATTGACGCGAAGATGAAGAAAAAAGGCGTCAAAGAAGGCTCGAAAAAAGACATGGCGATGGACAAAAAAGCCCTTGCTGCTTACAATGCTAAGATGTCCAAAAAGAAATAGTCCCACCTTGAATTGAGTATTGCATGGACTTAACCGCACAAAATACAAAAGTTGTCGAGTGGCCAGAAAAACTTCAATGTCTTTTCTGGCCACAAGTCAATGGTTTGCCTGTGCGTTATCGCGTGCTTTACGGGGGGCGCGGTGGAGCAAAGTCGTGGGGAATTGCACGAGCGCTCGTGATCCTTGCGGCAAAGCGCCCCCTTCGTGTTCTTTGTGCGCGTGAATTGCAAAACTCCATTCGAGACTCAGTGCATCGTGTTTTAAGCGATCAGATTGATCTTCTTGGGCTGACGGGTTTTTACCAAATTGAACAGGCGCGGATTTACTGCCCATCGACGGGCTCGGAGTTTTCTTTTGAAGGGATTAGAAATAATGTTACGAAGATTAAGTCGTATGAGGGTGTAGATATTTGCTGGGTGGAAGAAGCGAATAAAGTCACGAAAACATCATGGGACGTGCTGATCCCGACAATCCGTAAGGAAGGCTCGGAGATCTGGGCTTCGTTTAACCCGGAACTTGAGTCTGACGATACGTATGTGCGTTTTGTGCTGCATCCCCCGAAAAACGCTATTGTGCAAAAAATCTCATGGCGCGATAACCCGTGGTTTCCGCAGGTTTTGAAGCAGGAAATGCTTGACCTAAAAGCCCGTGACCGCGATGCTTATTTGCATGTTTGGGAAGGGGAGTGCAGGAAAAGTCTCGAAGGCGCGGTTTACGCGGATGAACTTAGGGATTGTGCGGAAGAGGGGCGGATTACTCACGTCCCGCATCACTCCAGTTCTGCTGTCAACTTGTATTGGGACTTGGGCAGATCTGACAGCACTTCAATTATTTTCGAGCAATACGTTGGAATGCAGCGGCGCGTCATTGACTTTTATGAAAATAGACTGAAAGGTCTCGACCATTACATTCATGTTTTGCGAAGCCGTCGAGGGTCCAGCGGTGAACTTTATGAATACGGCACTTGCTGGCTTCCGCATGATGCGCGAGCAAAAACGCTCGGATCGAAAAAGTCAATCGAAGAGCAGATGCGTGACGCTGGATTTCAAGTTCGGATTGTGCCAAGATTGAGCAAATTCGATGGGATCATCGCGGCGCGTGGGATTTTCTCGACGTGCTGGTTTGACGCAGCAAGATGTGAAAAAGGTCTTCTTCACGCACTCCGTCATTACCATTATCAAGAAAACACGACGACTGAAACGCTTAGTAATGAGCCTGTGCATGATTGGTCGTCACACGCAGCAGATGCTTTTCGATACATGGCTATTGCCTCGACTGACGGTCGGAGCGATGGCAGGAGCCGTAAAGTGGCCGGGGCGCTCAAGCGTCAAAGTGGGTTGATAGGCACTTTACAAAATTTAGGTGAAAGCCTGGGATGGATGGGATAATGGTCCGGCAAGTATTTGATGATGGCAAATTCCAGAAAGTCCTAAAGCGCGCACAGGAGCGTTTCAAACGCTGTGAAGCGTGGGAAAGCTACGCTCGGCGTCTTTTCATGGACGACATTCGTTTTGCGAATGCGGATGCTGATAACAAATATCAGTGGCCGACGCGCATGTGGAATGATCGTCAGCGCGATGAACGTCCTGCGCTCACGATTAACAAAACTCGCCAGCATAATCTAAACATCATTAACGATGCGAAGATGAACAAGCCGTCGATTAAATATCGCGCGGCTGGTAATGGCGCGACTTCAGAAAGCGCACGGATTTGGGACGGCATTGCTCGTCACATCGAATATCAGTCGAATGCTGCGGCGCATTACGACTACGCGACAAGGTTTCAGGTTGAAGCGGGCATTGGCTATCTGCGCGTTAACACAGACTACGCAGACGAGAACTCGTTCGATCAAGAAATTTATGTCACGAGTATTGCGGACCCGTTGACGGTTTACATCGACCCGGACGCGAAGGCTCCTGCAAAAGAAGATATGCGGTTTGCGTTTATCTTTGAGGACATGCCAAAAGAAGTGTTTGACCAGAAATATCCGCAGTATAAGCAATATGCAGGGCAAGAATTGCTTGTTGCAGAGAAAGGTTGGCTGGACGCGGATCATGTGCGTGTTGCGGAATATTATGAAGCTGAAGATGTGGATGATGAGTTGTTGCTGTTCATGGGGCCGGATGGTCAGCCGATGACGCTCATGGCGTCTGACTTACGAAAAGTTGACCCCAAGAGTGAGATTTTCAAAGACCCTCAGACACGTAAGCGTCCGGTGACGCGCAGATTAATTCATTACCATTTCATCGTCGGCAATCACGTTGTCGAGGAAGAAGAAAAGATCTGGGTTGGTAAAACCATCCCGATTATCCCAGTCATCGGTGAAGAAACGATCATCGAGGGCCGGTTGGATCGCAAAGGGCATACTCGTGCGCTGAAAGACCCGCAGCGTATGTATAATTATTGGGCGTCTGCTGCTGTAGAATACGGAGCCTTGCAGTCCAAAACTCCGTGGATCGTCGGGGTGGAAAGCGTAGAAGGCTTTGAAGAATATTGGGCTACGGCAAATCGCCAAAATCATGCGTATCTGCCTTATCGGTCTGTTGGAGATGACGGTAAGCCTCTTACTCCACCTGCTCGTATTGAGCCACCTGTGCCATCGCCGGTCGCGTTGAAAGGTATGGAAGTCGCAAACGTCGAAATGCAGATGGTTTCGGGTCAATACGAAAACCAGATGGGGCAGCAGGGAAATGAGCGGACTGGTAAGGCGATTGCGGAACGGCAACGCCAGGGCGATCGTGCGACTTATCACTTCATAGACCATCTGGCGATTGCTATTCGGCAGGTCGGTAAGATCATTCTTGATCTTGTGCCGAAGGTTTATGATACAAACCGCATCATTATGATCCTTGCGGAAAACAACGAAAGTCTGGAAGTCAAACTCGATCCGCAGTTGCAGCAAGCGCATATGCTTGAATTAAACGAGAATAACGAAGTAATCGGGCGCGTGCTTAATCCGGGCATCGGTAATTATGAAGTTATGGCAGATGTCGGGCCGGGATATGCTACGCGGCGAGAGGAGGCGTTTAATGCGCTTACGCTAATCCTCACGCAGAACCCCGGATTGACCAGCGTGATTGGTGATATTATGTTCCGCGCGGGTGATTTCCCGATGGCGGAAGAAGCTGCTGAACGACTCAAGCGGATGGTTCCGCCGCAGGCTTTGGGTCAGGGTCCGTCGCAGAACGAGCAGATGCTTGGGATGCAGTTGCAGCAAATGCAACAAGCCTTGCAGGCTACGATGGATGAATTGGCTAAAGAAAAGGGCAAGTCGCAAGCGAGACTCGAAAAGCGTGAAGTCGAGGTTTACGATGCGATCACTAAACGCCTCGATATTCTGTTGAAGAACGCTGGCTTGACGCAGCCACAGACTGCGCTTGTTGCGGACGAAGCTGTGCGGGAAAGTCAGGATGTCCCGATCAGTGACACGTATGAGGGGCATGAAGATCAGATGCCTGGGCGGCAGATGAATTTGCCTCTTGAAGACCATGAAATTCCGCCCGGAGGTATGCGTGCGCCGAGTGGAGAAGTTTATGCCCCGCACCCGCAGATGCCGGGAGTGCTGGCCCGTGTGACGAAGGAGATTTGAAATGAGTCGTGAAGCAGCCTTTCGGGCCGGATTTGAAAATCCTTTGATCGGGGCGTCTGAGCCACTTCAACGTCTTTACGGCACAGTGCAGGCTATCGGGGAAGAGTTGGGCGGTGCGGATATGGGCACGCCTGTCGGCACTCGCTTCCGTGAGCGGCAGAAGCAAAGCAAAGCCGAAGCAAAAAGACTTGCGAACCTGCGTGAAAAGTTCCCCGAAGAGTTCGGGCGTGGTCAGATGATGGCTCAGGAACAGGCCGATCCGTATATGCTGGGCCTTGGGACGATGCCGTTTGGAATGCGTCCTGGTGTGGCGCAGGGGCAGCGAGTGGTGACTGGTCCGGGTGGGCGGCCAATGCTGGCGGGACCGAAAATGCTGGAAGGGGAGATTATGCCCCCGCGTGCAGGATATTTGAATGCACCACCCCCGGCACCATTTTATCGCAGCGTTCCGCCGGAAATGGGCACATCGACTCGCCCGATGACGCCTTTCCAGCAGAATCAAGTTGGTCTGGCGACGGGGCGGTTTGGTCCGCAAGGGTATGCTCCCGAAATGGCTGTTACGGACTTCGAGTCTTATGGCCCGATGGGGGCGCGTCCTACGCCGGGGCCTTTTGCACCAAGCGGGTTTGACCGAAATATGCTGGAGGCTTTCCGCGCTGGTCGTGCGAATTATGGGCGGAATGTGCGACCTGAACCAATGGGCGGTGGCTTTACGCTGGAAGAATTGGGGCAGGCAGTTGCGCCATATCGGCAGGGTGGGCTGGTTTATGAACCGGTTAGTGGCGGGGGCATGGATTTTGGTGTGACTCGCGAGGGCATGGCAATGTCGCCAACTGGCGGGGTTTTTGGGCCAGCAATGAAAGGTGCTGCTGCGGGTCTTGCGGGCTATGGCGCAGGGCAGGCACTGGATCAATTTGGTGGGCAAACCGCTTCGCCACAAGCCGCTGCTAGTGAAGGTCGTCGCGTAGGACTTCCGCCGATTGATGTCTTTGGACGGCGTGCAGCTACCGCCCTGTCGGGAGCGCCGGTTGAAGCCCCTGCGGCATTTTCCGGGCCGGTTGAACAGCCTGCGGCCCCCGTGCAGCCTGCGGCGAGGCGAGTGGCGGGGAAAAAAGCTGGCACACCTAAACCCCCTTCTCGCCCGGAAGAACTTCGCGCAGAAACTCCATTCGATCCGAATTTGAATTATCTTGTGACACAGGCGCTTGATAGGCTGCTTGGTGGGTCGGAAGCGGAACTCGGTCGGATGGCGCAGCAATATTACGAGCGGCAGGGGTATTACTAATGCCCAAGGCAAAAGGTAAAGTTGAGTTTCAGCAGTCTGCGGATGAAAAGCAGCTGCTGAACTCAATGATCGGGGGAATAAGCCCGTCGTTTTCGTATGGGCCGCCGTATTCTCCGTCTGACGCTGAAATTCGTCAGATGCAAGAGGAGTTTTATGCGAATTATCCTGATACGCAGCAAACTGCTTCCGCAAGGTATGTTTCCCCGCAAGAACAAAATATGCTGTATGAAAGTTACATGGGGCGGTTGCCTTCGGAAAATATCTTGTCGGAATTAGTTCCGGTGAATGTGCGCGCAGGGTATAGCTATGCACAAGGGCCGATCACGCAAAGGTTTTTCCCAGAACGAGACTTGGATTATCTGCGCGATGTGTATGAGCAGGAAAAGCAGCGGTATATGGCGGTTACGCCTTTGGATCAAGGGTTTGTTCGAGGGCCGGTGTCAGAACAAAGGTTTGTGCCTTATGAGGAATATTCGCGGCAAAGGGCTATGCCATCTGTGCAAAGCGTTCCGGGTGCGGTGAATGCGCTTTATTCGTATTTTGATCCCGCTTACCGCCTTGCGCCGTTCACTCAAGGCGCGTATTACGAAGAAGGTCCGGGCGGAATGTATTTGCACAATACTTACAGCACCGGGGGCGTTCCGCGTGAAGTAAATGTTTTGTTACCAAGGAGCAAAAAATGAGAGAGCCACTGATTAAATTGCCCGGAAAGGGCGCGCACGCGCATAAACTTATCGCGAAAACCGCGATGGAAATGGCGCAGGAAGTTTACGAAAAGAATGCTTCTCGATCTAATGAATTTTATGAAAAATATCCAGATCGTGAGGCTTACGTGTCGTCATGTTGGGCGCTGTATCTTGATGCGGCTAGGACCACTTTAGCGCAGTTATTGACGACAAACATGGAAGAGTCCTTGAAAGAACAAATCCATGAGGCATTAATTAGAGACGCGACGTTGCGTCGGGGACGTGAGGGCGTCCTTCAGATGAAGAAAGGTGCAGGAGCCTAACATGAAAAACTTTATAAATTTCTGGGATGCCGCTAGACGGCAGATTGACGGGGAGGGCGGCACGGCAACGCCAGAAGCACCAGCCGTTGTTGAAGCCCCCGTAGTGGCCGATGCTGGTCAGGATACGGCAAGCGCGGAAGCGCCGCTCGGTAACGACGAGTCAACGATTGCCGAAAGCTCTGCAAAGCCCCCGCAGGGTCTTCTTGACCGCATCGGCCAGCTTACCCGCCAAAAGCGGGAACTCGAAGAAAGGTTGCAACAGGCTGAGGCGTATCGGCAGCAGCAATACGCTCCGCAGGAAGCGGAAAATGCGCCATACGACCCGCGCACGGTGCAGTTGGAAATTCACCGACAGGCGCAGGAACTCGCGAAGCAGCAGCAGTGGAAAGACACGACAGATAAAATCTGGAATGAAGGACTTTCCAAGTATGGAGATTGGGCTCCGCAGCTTAATAACATGGCGCAGATTTTGGGCGGTATTCCGACGACGCTTACAGAAGCGGCGATTGAAAGTGGAAACCCGCACGAAGTCCTCTACCATCTGGCTAAAAATCCTGATGAAGCTGCCAGAATTGCACTCCTTCCACCCACCAGACAGGCTGTGGCGATTGCGAAAGTCGCGCAGAACTTGAATGCCCCGAAGCGAGTTAGTGCGGCACCGCCGCCGATCACGCCGAAGGTTAATGGTGCAGGAACTGCTCCGGCGACACTTGACGACCCGGACATTTCTATGGAAGAGTGGATAAAATTGCGTAACGCGCAAACAGCGCGTCGTAAAAGGTAGGCGGGATCACCTTACGATCCCCCCTCTCTGGCCGTGGGGTAAACGGTCTGGGCTGGCCCGAAAAGTGACGGACGCGGGCACCGTCGAATAGCAGAGGATTCCCTCCTGCTTTTTGATGATGACAACAGCGCGTCCGCGCTTTACCAGAAAGGGCTAATGCCGTGAGCAATACACTTCTTACTATCAACATGATTACCCGTGAGGCTGTTCGCCTCTGGGTCAATACTAACTCGTTCCTCCAGCACATCGACACGCAGTATGACGACCAGTTCGCCATTACTGGCGCGAAGATTGGCCAGAGCCTGCGTATCCGTCTGCCGAACGATTACACCGTTCGCACGGGTCCGGTCGCGCAGATCCAGGACACGGCGGAAACGAACACCACGCTGACGCTGGCGACGCAGAAGGGCGTTGACGTTTCGTTTAACTCCGCTGAACGCACCATGAGCCTCGATGATTATTCGAAGCGCATTCTTGCCCCGGCGGTGAATAACCTTGTCGGCGCTGTTGCGGCGGACGTTATGTCTGGCGTTGAAGGCGGTATCTCCAACCTTGTTGGTAATTTCGATCTGGCGGGCAATCTGCTTCGCCCGACGCTTGACACTTGGCTCCAGGCTAAGGCGCTTCTGAGCCTCCGTTCGGCTCCCACGGATAACCGCAAGTTCATTCTGGACCCGGTTTCTATGGCCCGCACGGTTCAGTCGCTTTCCGGTCTGCTTAATCCTGCGACGGAAATCTCTGAGCAGTATCGCACGGGTGAAGTTTATAACGCGATTGGCTTCGACTGGTTCGAAGACCAGACGGTTATCAAGCACACGACTGGCACGTATGTTGTTGGTGTTTCTCCGACCGTTAACGGTGCGAACCAGACGGGCACGAGCATCAACATTACCATCGGCGCTTCGTCGTTCAATGTTGGCGACATCATCACGTTTGCTGGCGTGAATGCCGTCAACCGCATCACCAAGGTTTCGACTGGTGAGTTGCAGCAGTTCGTCGTGACGAGCTATGCGGGCGGTGTGCTTGGTATTTATCCGGCGATCGTTCCGCCGTCCGGCGGTAATCCGGTGCAGTATCAGACGGTGACGGCTTCGCCTGCGAACGGCGCGGCTATCAACAGCCTGACGCTGACCGGCACTGTCTATCGTAAGAACTTCGCGTTTATCCCGGATGCGGTTACGATGGCGACTGCCGATCTGGAAATGCCGAAGAACATGCAGGAAGTTGCGCGTGAGCGCATGGATGGCGTGAGCCTTCGCATGGTCACTGGTTTCGATATTAAATCGGATCAGTTTATTACCCGTCTCGACGTTCTTTACGGCTATGTCTGGGTTCGCCCAGAATGGGCTGTCGTCGTCGCGGACGTGATCTAACAACAAAAAGGAGGGGCAAAGGCCCCTCCTTCCTTCAAGGAGCAAGCAAATGGCTAAAGCAAGACAGCAGTTTCTAGGGGTTTACGAAAATATGGATTTCCCTGATTACAAATTTGTGGAATATCCGAAAGTCGTCGGTTATCGGGATGAGAAAAAGACTGACCCGATTATCGTCGCAGATGCTCGTGAAGAAGTAGAGTTTATCACTACTGGTTCGCCAGGCGCGCATATTTCGCGGGAAGATGAACTGCAAGCTGAACTTGAGCGTAAGGCTGTAGAGTTGGAAGCGGCGAAAAAGCAGCTTGCTGAACTCAAAGCGCAGCAGGAGAAAGCCAAGGCTTCTCTTCTAACCGATAAGAAATAAGGACACCAAATGGCTACGACTGCCTTAGACATCATCAATCTAGCGTTCAAAGACGCGGGTATTCTCGGTGTCGGGCAGTCGCTGCTTGCTGAGGATGTGAACGACGCGCTGACTCGCCTCAACATGATGATTTCACAGTGGCGTGTAAAACGCTGGATTGTGTGGCATCTTGTCGATCATGCTGTCGTAAGCACCGGGGCACAAAGTTACACAGTTGGTCCGGGCGGTGACATCAATGTGCCTGTGCGCCCGGATAAACTTGAAACTGCGTTTTTCAGAATGTTGCCGGGGGCGAACGGAACGCAAGCCGTGGATTACCCGCTTCAGATTTTGTTTTCGTATGAGGATTACGCGAGGATTACGCTTAAAAGTCTGGTGTCGTTTTCGCAGTGTATCTTTTACGATAGTGCATGGCCGATGGGGCGGATTTATCCGTGGCCGATTCCGCAGGCAAATCTTTACGAAGTTCATATCGTGTTAAAGCACGTATTGAGCGAATTTGCTGATTTGACTTCTACTTTCGATTTTCCGCCAGAATATCTTGCCGCTATCCATTACAATCTTGTGGTGAGATTACGTGCGGCGTATCGACTGCCGGAAGACCCTGGATTCGCTGATCTTGCGAAAGACGCGATGCAGACTATTCGCGCGGCAAACGCGCAAATTCCAAGCCTTGTGATGCCGGATAACTTGGTCCGTCCGGGCGTCTATAATATCTACTCGGACCAGACGAGGTAACACGATGGCTATTCCCCAGAGACTTGAACCCGGCAAACGGCTTGCGGATGATGATGCGATTAATACTGCGCTTGCTACTCCTCAGTGGCAGGATAAGCCTGGTATTACTGCTTTGGCTGGCGGTGCGCTTAATTCTTCTACGCCGGTCCTAGTGCTTGGCGCGAATGAAGTCACGACTGTCGCGAGCGGCGCGGATAGCGTTGTGCTGCCGGTAGCTGTTCCGGGTAGCGTTGTGTTCGTTGCGAACGCGGGTGCTAGTTCGATGCAGGTTTTTGCGAACGGTTCCGACACGATTAACGGAACTGCTGGCGCGACTGGTGTAGCGCAGGCAAATGGCCGCAGTGCGCTTTATGTTGCTGCTGATCGTGGTCAGTGGTATCGGATTCTTTCTGCCTAACAAAAAGGTGTAAGGTGCCTCAAGTTCAATTAGTTCAAGGTGCGTATGAAGCGCGAAGCGTTATCGCAAACGCCCAGCGCTGCATCAACTTATACCCAGAACTAAACACAAAGGACGCAACGGCTCCTTATACGCACTATTGCACTCCAGGGCTGACGACTTTGGCGCAAGGTATTGTGGCTGAAGTTCGTCAGCTTTACACTGCAAGCGACGGGAAGTTATTTGCAGTGATCGGAGATACAGTTTACTACGTCGATAACTTTTTTAACCTTACCGTTCTTGGCACCATCGCGACTCAAAGTGGTTTAGTCTCGCTTTACGATGACACGTATCGAGTTGTGATTTTGGATGGATCGACGAATGGTTGGAGTGTAGATTTAGCCACGTTGGCTTTTGCAGTTTTTAGTCCTGTAAACTTTGTGGGTGGAAATCAAATCAGATATATTGACACCTTTCTTGTGTCCAGCACGCAAGCTGGGGACATTCAATCGAGTGATGGCATTGTTACGCCCGCCCCTCCAACGTATAACGCTTTAGCTTTTGCGACAAATTCTGGTGATGCAGACCAGTTGCAAATCATCGAAGTGGTGCATAAAGAAATTTGGGCGTATGGTCGGCGCACGACTGAAATCTGGAGTAATGTGGGAGGATTTCCGTTTCCGTTTCAGCCGATCCCCGGAGTGTTTCTGCAACATGGTATTGCGGCGTTAAGATCGCTTGCAAAATGGGGACTCAATATTTTCTTCCTATCGCAGGATAACAACGGCCAGGCACTTGTAATGATGGGCACAGCTTATAAGGCTGACATCATTTCTACTCCTGCTATCGCTGACGACATCGGACGCTACGCAGTTATCAACGACGCGATTGGTTTTTGTTACCAGCAAGGAACGCATATTTTCTATGTATTGACGTTCCCGGCTGCGGATAAAACCTGGGTTTATGATCTTTCCACGCAGCTTTGGCATGAACGAGCTTTTGTGGATAATAATGGTGATCTTCGTCGTCATCGCGCAAACTGCGTTGCGTTCGCTTACGGAAAAACAGTTTGCGGCGATTGGCAAAATGGAAAACTTTATGACTGGGATTTAGAAACTTATACAGATGATGGACAACCGATTGTGAGATTACGGTCGTTTCCGCATCTTGTGAATAATCTAGATCGTGTGAGTTATAAACAATTTGTTGCGGATATTGAAGTCGGAACAGACCTTGATCCTGCGGCAGACCCGCAGTTGAATTTGCGGTGGAGTGATGATCGTGGAGTTTCGTTTGGGAATGGTGTGCAGCAGTCATTAGGGCGAACTGGTGCATACCGCACAACGCCGTCATGGAATAGACTCGGTTTTGCTCGAGATCGTGTTTTTGAATTGTCATGGACGGCAGCGTGCGCGAGTGCGCTGAATGGTGCGTATGTTGAAGTGGAAGCGATGGAGACTTAAATGATCCGCCCGCTTGTTCCAAATTCGTTGAAAAATTTGATCCAGCCGGACGGGTCGATCTCACGGCAACTGCAACTTTTGTTAACTGCACTTGTGTCGAATAGTGTGCCGGTGACGGATGATGGTGCGGGCACTGCTTTAGCGGGGGCGGTTTTGTTGCCGAATGCGGCGCTTACGCCTCCGGGCTGGACACAGATCGACACGCTCGTCATCGGGCCGAATACTTATAAAATTATAACGCTGGCTTAGGAGAGTCGCATGATTGACCCTTTGACACTAGGAATGATCGGAGGCAGCGCACTCTCCGGGCTTGGTAGCCTTTTTGGCTCGCGAACGCAAGCTGGTGCGGCGAGTTCTGCGGGGCAGATGGGGCTTATTGGGTCCATTCTTGCCGCTCAGGCTGCGGAGCAAGGCTATCAGCGGGCATCTGCTGCTTTGTCGCCTTACAGCACGGCAGGCACAAAGTCGATGGACCTGCTAATGTCGTATTTGCAGGGAGACGCGGCGCAGAAAGCTGGCATTGGTGGCGGCGGAGCGTCGCTTATCAGCACATTCGCCCCGACGATGGAACAGCTTGAACAGACTCCCGGCTATCAATTCGCGAGAGAGCAGGGCCTTGGTGCGACGGCTGGAACTTATGCCGGAAAAGGCATGGGCAAATCTGGAATGGCGACTCGTGGTGCGGCGGAATACGCAACTGGTCTTGCTTCTACAACATTCCAGCAGCAGCTTCAAAACTATCTGGAGCAAAATAAACTGGCCTACAACATGCTTTTCCAGCCTACACAGCTTGGTGCAGGCGCTGCACAAAGTCTGGCAGGAGCTGCGACGAGCGCGGGGCAGTTGATCGGTAATGCTGCGATGGCGGGCGGCACTTCGCTTGGACAAGGCATCATGGGCGCGGGCAATGCGTTGGCGGCTGGCACGCAGGCTGGTTTCGGTGCGTTGGGTCAGGCGGCGATGACGCCATATTACGCACAGTTTGCTGGACGCAGGGCAGAAAGCCCTGCGGCAGCACAGGGAACCAGTTCGTTCGGAATACCTAGCTTTTTGACTTCCTTATTTGGAGGCGGGCAGGGATCGAACCCTCTTAATCTGACTGGCGCAACTGCGTCCAATCCTTACGCGATGTTTTAAGGAGTCTGAAAATGGCCGATGGCATTCCGTATCCCCAGGCTCCGACCTATAGCACTCCAAACCCGTTGCAGCAGGCTGAACAGTTTCAAGCGATGGGTCTTCGTGCTGCGGAAATGGAGCGTGTTCAGCAACAGACTGAGCAGCAGGGTCTTATCAACCGCGCGCAGATTGGCATGGGACAGCTTATGCAGCGCCATGTGGACCCTGCAACTGGTGACGTGGAT